TTGACCAAGAAAAATTACCCATACAAACTTGCAACTTTATATGATGCCGGTGGCGATCTATCCAAAAGATGGAGAGTTACTTTTTACGTATGGGATACCAGAACCCATCGACTTGTCAGGAAACAAAAGTGGATTTCAAATAATTTCAAAACCAAAGCTCAAAGACTCAATCAGGCAAATCGGTTGATAAAAGAAATCAACAGGCTGCTCATAGAAGGCTATCACTTGGGTGAAACTACTGCCATCAAAAATTCATCTTCGGGATTGATTACTTGGATAGATGCCTGGGAACTGGCAGCAGATCGGAAAAAAGTTCAAGTACGCGTCCGAGCCATTAAAATGATGGAATTTCTTATTCATCAACTCAAAGTCTTTCTCTCTAAAAAAAATCAAGAATCAATTCCTCTGCAATTTGTTGACAGACCCCTAGTCGATGAATTTCTCGCATTCCTTTATGACAGAAAAGTCAGCAATACCACCAAGAATATGTATATCAGATTTACCAAGCTACTGTTCAATGACTTAGTGAATGCAGAAATAATATCCGCCTCACCTACTAAAGGCATCAAACTGTTTTCTACAGACCAAGTAAATCAACAGGCCTTTCAAAAGGATCTGCAAAGCAAACTTTTGGAAAGGTATGCTCAGGAATGTCCAGAGATCCTCCCGCTGGTTCAATTTATGTACTATTCATTTATCCGTCCCGGGGAATTATTACAGCTTCAGGTGAAGCATATCCAAGAGCGCACCATCTTTGTACCAGGACATATTTCAAAAAACAAAAAGTCTGAACACGTCCTAATCTCGCCGGCACTGGAAAGACTAATTGAAAAAAACAAAATCCGTCAAGCCCCTGAGCATTATTACATCATTAGCCACGATGGACTCCCAGGCGTTAAGAGGCCATGTAAGCACTATTTTTCAAATAGACACCTACAGATTCGGAAGGATCTTAAGTTGTCAAAGGAATACACCCTCTACTGCTGGAAGCATACTGGTGTTACCGACACCTATCGACAAACCAGAGATATCGAGTTTGTCAGTCGTCAGTGTCGGCATTCGAGCTTGGACATGACGAAGCGGTACCTTCGCGGTCTGGGTCTGCTTTTGGAGTATCCCGATCAGGGAGAGCTTCCAGACTTAGGTCTTTGAGTCGGGAGATAGACCAGATCACCTGCGCCGCTCGATAGTGCGTCGCATTCTCATAGTCCAGGTCCAGGTTGAATTTCGTGTTGATAGCGGTCAGATCCGCCTCGGTCAGCATCTTTGTTTCCATAATAGAGGGGGCTACGGTGGTGCTGACCGTACTGATGCCACGCATAGCAGGATGGGACTTTCACCCACACTCCGGCCCCCATTTCCTAGGAGCAGGCGCGGCAATCAATTTCAATACGGTCAGCAAAACAAAGATGCAGTTATCTTTTCAGGGATACAAGAGCTTTCTGCCCTTGGTAGAAGGAGTCAGTTTCCAGGATCATCAGATTACTTTCAAGATCTTTGATGACAAAGTACCGGGTGGTGTCCTGGTATCTAAAGATCAAATGATCTTCTCCTTGAATCTTTTCGGTAACAATTCCAGCCATTTCTCCATCTACTTCCACGGAGTCAGCAAAGAATCTGACAGACTGAAATGGTAGGTCAAGAGTTTGCATTCCAGAACCGGGAGAAGAAGTGTACATATTGGATGCAGTCCAATTGCCTTCAAGGCCAGGAGAAGAACATGCGAAAAGTAAGAGAATCAGCGGAATTAGGTTTTTCATTTAGGATTTATTTAATTGAATTATAGTTACAAGATACTTTTCATCAAACTACTTTTCAAATGTTTATTACATACCTCTTCTATGGGGCGCTCATTGCGCTTCTGATCTACGCACTTTACAAACTAGCAAACAAACCATCTCGCCAAGGTACGTCGGAAACTCCTGCAGATCGGTTTATCAAAGAATCATTTGATAGGGCTATCTCTGAGCCTGAAGAGAAGCCTATCAAAGAATCTAAGAAACGAAGTCCGAATATTTCTATCACGGTGGAATATCCCGTCGTAGATGATATTGAGCCAGACGATCCAAGATTCTCGAAAGATACCGTCCTTATTTCAGCTGGTTCAGAAGAACCGGCTTACATTATTCTGGATGTAGAAACTTCAGGGCTGAGAAAGTACAGAAATAAGGACCCAAAGAATCTAAGCAATTGGCCTCGGATTGTTCAGCTCGCTTACCAGGTATACGACAGCGATGATGAATTGATCGAGTCTGAATCAGTCATCTTCAAACAGCCTAGACCGCTACCTCCTGATAGTATAGAAATTCATGGTATTACCGATGAAATGTGCAAAACAATGGGAGTCAAACCCAACTCAATTCTTGATCGACTGTATGAGCTTAGCATGGAGGTTGATTTCATGGTAGCGCATAATGCAGCCTTTGATCATGATGTGATTGAAGCAAATATGAGGCGGTTCAAAGTGGCAGATGACTTCAGAATACCGTGGATATGCACCATGGAGTATGCCAGGAATCTCCATGACTTTACACCATTGGATATCAATGGCAGAAAGAAGAACGGAACTCTGTCGGAGTTACATACCCACTTGTTTGGGACGGAGCCAGAAGGATTGCATCAAGCTAATACGGATACGCTGGCCACTGCTCGATGTTTCTTTGAATTACGAAATAGAGGAATTATTAATATCCAATATTCTTAAGCCCTATACCTGCTCTTCAGCAAATTATCCTCTTCCTCCAATTCTTCCAAATCCGAATATACCCACTTACCCTTGATTTCTTTCGGGAAGTTTTGAGTAGCTGACAGAATACCCTCAAGGAGTTTCTCCATTCTACCCATATTCATCCCACTTCCCATCGAGCTAAAGCCTCGGATATTATCCTGGCGGATTTGCTCGATCGCCGGCAGAAGGTTGGCTACATAGGGATCACTTACAGTCACCTCGGGGATCACATATTCCCGCTGATGCACCATGCCCGCAAATTCCCCGTACTGATCACCGGTGCCCATACCGAGATTCCCGGTGTAGCCACCGTAGTAGAAGCTGGATCTTGGAGCGGACACTGCCCGCTGCCGTGGTGAATTATCCTGGGGACCATTGTCAGGATTCCAGTCTGGTACATTGGCATCGGTCAAAGCCTGCTTTGCCCGGGCAATAGCTGTCAGCACTGTGCCCGCCATCGTCGCGATGTATCCGGCAAAGACAAAGGGCGCAGCAGGCCCCGAACCTGCAGAGGCTTCTGCAGCCAGTGGCACAATCTTACCGAGTGCAGCTGCGGAGTCGATGGCTATCTGGGCGATGGTCAGCATCTTCTGAAATCCGGTCAGCTCTCCCTGCCTATTGCCGATAAAGTCTATCGCTGCACTAAGCGACACACTCAAGCCCTGGGCAATCATCTGCTTGGCATTAGCAATATCAATCTCATCTTTGAGCGCCTGCTCTTGATTTCGCTTGCGCTCGGCTGCCCGATCTTCTTCGAGCTGAGACATATCCACATTATACTTCTCGCCGAGCTTGATCAGTTGATCAAACATGAGCTCGGTACTGACCAGTGTGCTATCCTTCGCCTCGGCAGCATTGACCTGAATATTGCGGAATACCTCTTCAACCTCATTGGCAAAGTTCTGCACGTCTTCATTGGTGGGCTCTGTTCCACCAATAGTAGGATTACCCACCTCAAAGGTGTCGTCTGTCTGCAGATCCTGCATATTGATTCCAAGTCGCTCGATCAGTTTGTTCTTCTCGTCCAGAATGAGATTGTTCTGGGTTTCCAGCACATTCAGCGCTTCGGTCGTCTGCTGATATTGCCCATAGAGTGTGATCAGTTTGGCGGTTGGACCTATCAGCTTTCCGTCTCGGCCTTCCTGATTCTGGGTGAAGGCAGCCGCTTTCTCCAATAGGTTGCTGGCCTTATCGGCGGTGGTACCAACTGTCAGGATCTTGAGATTGTATTCCTCGGAGATCTTGATCATCTCGCGCATGAGTTCTTCTTCTTCTTTCCAAAGCCTGATCTGTGTCCGGGCTACTTTGCCCGCTGAGTCCTGCAGCTCTTCTTCTTTTGATTGGAGTATGATCTTGTTCACCAATTCCTTATTGATCGCAGCGATGGAAGTGGCCAGCTGGTTATTGGTGACTTTCTCTGAATTGATATCGGCCAGGTATTGAGGATACTGCGCCTTGAGCTCCTCGATCAGTTTCACTCGTTTATCCTGGGCAATATTCGTGTCACTGATCTTCATCAAAGTCAGCTGTAGCTGGGTGCGCTCATCTTCGAGTTTCTGGGAGATCGGAATCCGGATCCACTTGGCCCATAGGCCGACAAACTCATTTAGCGTATCCATCACTCCGCCATTCACAAAGAATCCTGCAAACCATTTCTGAATGCGTTCCAGGTTTCCGGCAAAGTTCTCATTCTTCCGGTTGTACTCTTCCGTCAGGGAGGTGCCTTTGGCAATTTCGGCATTGGCCAAAGCTTGTCGGCTTCGAAGCTGGTCTACGTTCTGAGATAGTGCCAGAAATACTTGAGATCCACGCGTGCCATCGATTCCCAGCTGCTCTAGCTTTCGAAGGAATTCGGCACTTTCTGGATTGGCTTCTTTCAGTCGCTCGAGAAATGCCAGGAATCCTTCATTGGCTCCCTGCTCGCCCACGAGTTTGGAGAGTTCGCCTTCGGCAAAACCTGCGGCCTCGCCAAAGGCCTCGGTGTTCTTGGTAAAGTCAATAAAGAAGTTATTGAGCGCAGTCGATGACATTTCCACATTGAGGCCCATCTCATCGATGGCCGCACCATAGCCGAGGATGTCACCGGCTTTGATATCGATCTCATTGGCGATGCCTGATAGTCTGCTGAGGAATTCTGTAATGAATGGCGCAGTGGCCTTGGTATTATCGGCCACGGCATTGATCCCGGATCCGATCTGTCGCATGGATACGTCAAATCGATCGGCCATCTTAGCCACTTTCAAACCTGCATTATCTCCCAGATCACCCAGCGCAGTGGTGAGTTCATTGGTCTGTTGTACATAGCTGGCGATATTCTTCACTCCTCTGATACCCATCTTTCCGGCCTCATCGGCCAGCTTCAGGAGTTCAGCCCGTGGCGTTCGGGTATTGAAGGTTTTGAATTCCTTCATCAGTGCTTCCAGTTCCAACTTGGTGAGTTCCGTGGTTTTCTGTACATCTGAAAACTGATCTGAAAGCTCAGCGGATCCACGTATGAGGTTTTGGAAGCGACCGATCAGTTCGGTGATTCCTAAGGCACCCACAGCCAGCACGGCAAAGGACTTCAATTCCTTCTTGATATCACCAAAGAATCCGGCCGTGCCGGCCAGTTCTTTGCGTTGTTGGGTAAGTACCTTATTTACCTGCAGGAGCTCGGCTTTGAGCTGCTTGTATTCGGCAGTGCCTTTAGTGGTCGTATTCTGAATTTCCTTTCGGAGTTCGCGCTGATAGCGGGAGAGCTGCGACATGGTCATGCCAGTCAGGCCCAGCTCCTTTCGCATGGACTTGATATTCGCCTCGACGGCTTTCAGCTTCTTATTGGTGGCGATGTATTCCTCCGTGCCTTTCTTGGCATTCTTCAGGTCGATGCGAAGCTCCTTCGCCTCCATTTCCAGCTTGCCCAGCTGATTGATTGCCTGTTTTCCGTCCACCTCCAGACGGACACGCGAGAGATCTTCTTTGACTTTGGCCATTTCTTTATTGGTTTATCGTCACTGCGAGGCGAGGGACGAGCCGTGGCAGTCTCATTTGTGAGATTGCTTCTCCCGACGCATCGGGATCGCAATGACGAAACCAAAGTGCAAGAAATGCCTGGGAGAGTGTAGGACAGTGGTTTTAAGAAGAATTCTTTGATTTCTGTCTGTACTGGTTCAGATTTCTGCCTTTACCTATTATCTTATCTTTAGAAACCAAATTAATAAACCATGGAATTAAAGGAATTTATCAAGGAAACCCTGACCCAAATCGCACAGGGAATATCGGATGCTCAAGAATCATTGCATGAAACAGGCGCTATCATCGCACCAGAGGCTATTATAAGGACTGGAGACTCATCCGTAGTCAGAAATGACGGATATGGAAATAGAGCTGTGAACGAGGTGAAGTTTAATGTAGGCGTATCTGCTGGGAGTGAGGATGGCACCAAAGCTGGAATTGCCGTCCTAACCGGTTTGTTCAGTGGTGGAGCTCAAGAACAGTCGAGCAACTCTAATCAAAGCATCACCAATATAGAATTCGCTATTCCGATGGTTTATCCTCCTGGGGATGTCAGTGACTTACCAAAGCCGAAGAAATACGGACTTACAAAGAAGAATTGATTTAATAGCATGGAATGGTACTACATCCCCCTCATCCTCCTCATCTGGTTCCTGGCCATCTGGCTTGGATCCAGATTCGGCAGGTATCGTAACCGCAAGCCCGGAGACAAGAAAGGATTTAGGAAGTGGTGGTGATGAGAAAGCGGAGATTACTCCGCTTTCTTAGTCTGCTCTTCGATTTCCTTTAGCACAGTGCCGATCAGTAGGTCAGTGGCAGTCTGGCACTGATTGATGGTAGATTTCAGAAACTCCAAATCATGATCATCCAATTCCAATTCTCCTTGGTCGTGTAGACGAAGGCAGATAGACATATTCTTCGCTGGATTGGAGGTTCGGCCTTGAATTAGGCAATTGGCGATGGCTTCATTGATCAGAATAGCCCCGCTTCCGTCATGAGCTGGATTTCCGAATACTGTGAGCGGTTTCTTGAGATTGATCTTATGCATAGTTTGTATAATTAAGGTCTGTCGTATCGTTCGTATTGAGCCAGAAGATTTCCGGCTGCGTTAAGCACTACAGGAAGCGGAGCCAGCCTAAGTAGTGCCATCCAGTATTGATATTCATTATATCCCTTGTCAAAGGCCATTTGATAGGCTCGATCTCCCACTTCACCTTCCGGAAATGCCTCACGCATGATCAGAATTCCTTCTGCTGTCACTCGATTCTGGCCCGATACCGGAGTGATCACCTGACGGCCTTGTACGGCATCTAGCTCATTGAGCAAGTTTCCTTCCTGATCATACTGCCAGATCAGCCAGACAATCTGTGCAAACTGACCACGCTCAGTCATGGATTTGATTCCTTCAAACTGCACCTTTCTACGCGTGCCCAGGCTGCTGTCTGAAATAAAGAAGCTGATTGGCACTACGTCCAAATCAATATCTCCAAATGGTGTCTTAATTAGTTCCATAATTTACCCTTCTGAAATACAGATATAAGTTCTTGTTCCATCGTTGTATTTATATAAGCTTTCTGCTAAACCGGGATCAGATATTGGCAATGCATGCATTAGAATCTGTCTATTGCCTCTTATTTCAAAAGCTCTTTGATTAGCTCCGTTTTGGACTACAAATATTTCACCTGTACCTGTTCCGCTTCCCTTGAAATGTGATCCTCCAGCTATAACTCCTGTCTTAATTCCAAATCCATTTCTGAATGAGTTTGAAAAGATACCCCCATTCGCATAAATATCTAGATTAGATGTGCCTGTACTGTCTTGAATTTGATGAGCGAAGGTGAATCCTGTACCAGGCACTTTTACTGTAATTCCAGTAAATGGTGAAGATGATGGGTTACCTAAAACCAATCTATCAGTACTAATACCTATTGCTCCATTTGCAAATACCTTAAAAAGTGTATTATTGGAAGAGTCTAAGACTGCAAATACATTGCTATTTCCCCCTGTGTAATATGATTTAATAGTAACGCCAGTTGCCCCACTTGGATTATTCCCTATATTAATTATATCAGAATACATCCAAAGCCTCCGATCATTTAATAGAGCAATCAAATTACTGCCACTACTATCTTGAGCTTTAAAAACCCATGAGCCAGCAGTTGCATTCCCTTTGACAGTTAATGAGGCTGAATTACTCCAAGATGAATCGCCTATTACAACGGGAGTGTTCCTATAAATAAACCCGCTTCCCTCGGTCCACAAACTTCCACCACCCCCGCCACTCGGAGTAGCTGGCTCATAGCGGCCATTAGCAGCATTCCAAGTAAGTACTTGACCATCTGTAGCTCCTGCTTGTGCCAGGTGATAGGGAGATACTTGTGTCCAGGATTCCGAAAGTCTCACATAGCCTTTGCCATCGTTGGGAGCTTCCTGCACATAGGCATAGGAGTTCAGGAGATTGACTGTGACGTAGCGATTGGATGTGCCGGGAGAATCAGTCAATGAAGCCTCCAGCGCATCCACGATATCCGCATCAAGCTCTGTGCCTCCGCCATACTCCACGAAGTCTAGCTGATCACCTGCAGGCAGGCTGGTGATGGGCTGATTGGTGTAGAGCGTGTATTTGTCGATGGATCCAAAGGAAAAGAGCGGTCGCCATACATAGAGGGTCAGACTGGTGAAGTGCTGAAACCATAGCTCATAAGTATCGGTATCGATCTTCACGATCTTGTACCGCGCTGGTGTCACTTTTCCAAATAGCAATAGGGAGGAATCCTGGATCACTCCGGAGCTGTTGAATCGAATGTAGAAGGTTAGCTTGGCTGTCTGGTAGTCGTTGGACTCGACGGCGGATAGCTCCATAGTTAGACCATAGTTCAGCTGTCTTGTAAAGTCACAGTTGATCGTGAGTATTCGAGCCCATCCAGGCGTTCCCTGAAGGGTGGCTCTTGCTCCTGCTTTATCTCCACGTACTACCTGCAGCTTACCGTTTGGATCAGCTCTGACGTAGTCGTTTTGGCCCTGAGCCAATGTGGCGATGGCGAGTGATCCTTGCATCACTTCGGTGCCAGTAGCTACTTTGGAAACAAAGGCGGAAGCCCCTGCTTCTGTTTCCTCCTCATCGTTGGTATTATCGGGGTTTCTGGTGACTGCTCGAAGCAAGACTTCGCTCACAGGATTGAAAGTGGGTTCTTCTACATTTCCAAACTCATCCACCGTCCCAGCTCTATACTCTATCGAACCATCATCTAAGCCTACGAATATATCTGGCCGCGGAAAGTCAGCATCTGGCGCATCTACGGTGATCGATTCTGCGGCAGTTTGTTGAAATATTTGATAGTCTATGACCCATGCAAAGCCGCTCAGATCGGCATTGGTGGTGCTGGTAAAGTCCACGGTGCCATTTACCAAAACTCCGGTCTTGAGCCGGTTGGCTTCATCGATATTCTGCCGAAGCTGATCCGTTCGCTGACCGCTGTAGTTGGCGGCGGCCAGGATCCCTTCTCGCACACGCTTCCACTGCTCTCCGGGAAGGAGTCTGTTTAATTCTTCCGATAGTCTTGCTCTTGACATTTATCCTTTACCCTCACTTTAGTTTGTACAACTTCACCTTTCCCACAGCCATTTCTTTCGTCGTATTCTGCACCTCGATCTCGATGATTGCATAGTCAATATTCGCAATTCGCAGGATAGGGGTCTTGGACAACTGAAAGAGCGTGTAGTCATCCAGCAGCAGCTCGGTCTCGTACAGCTTGGAACTGGTCAGAATCCGCTCTACATCTTCATGCAGCGGCGCAATATCAGCTCCGCGGATATCCAAGTCATACTGATCGAGACTCAATACTTCCTTGGCATTAAAGCGCGTACAGCTAGCAAAGGCATAGGGACGATCGAGCGAATCCTCCTGCTGTCCATAGTAGGCCATGATTCGAAGGCCACTCTCTTTATTGGTCAGATTCACCTCCGGATTATTGGCCGTCACCTCGATGCCTGGCATCTTTCGCCCATTGATCACCACATCCACCATCGGGTATAGCCCTAGATTCCAATTCTTCAGATTGGCTTGGGTTTCTTCCTGCTGTCGCCAGCTGGTAAGTTTCCAGTAGGGTGGATTGGACTGATCGGGTGTCAAGGTGAATACCGCGCGGATCGATTGCACAAAGGCAGTCTCAAAGAGCTCAGCATCGAGCGCAGTCAATGCGCCAAAGTTCTGCACGGTATAGGTAGCCGCCATGGAGATAGTATCAGGCACAAACTCAAAGGGCTCATTGCCATCCTGCATCAGGGGATCGGGATTCTCGTATTTAAAGGCGATTCCCAAGCCTTTGCCATGTTCCAGTGTGTAGACCTTGCCAGCTGACTGGGTCAAGTCAAGCACCACACGGGAACGGAGCTTCTCCCGCACAAAGCGGATCTCTACTTTACTCTGTAGTAGATTAAAGTCATATTTCAACCCAAAGAAGTTCTTCAGGCCTTTCAGGAACTCGATCACGGAGTAGGCCGGGGCATGATTGGCCAGCTTGATCACCAAGTCATGCACATTCTCATAGAAGTAGCTCTCATTCTCCTGGTGATCATCTCCTCGATGGATGGCAAAGGCTGTTCGGCGGCTTGGCGTGCCGTTGATCGCCACCTGCACAAAGTCCAGCGTGCGGTTATTATACAGCAGCATGCGCTTGATCAGATCGCTTTCGAAGAATTCACCCGAGACAGCGATTCCGAGCTTCTTGAATACCTGCTTGACCACATCGGTCAAGTAGAGGAAAGGAATGATGCAATGCTCCCAGCGGAATGACTCGGAGTAGGTCAGATAGCGCACATTGGACACATAGAGCCTGCCCTGCTCGTCGTAGCGGTTGACGATACCATCGTGCAACTCATTGTTGCCTTCGTACAGGTTGCGGTTGTAGATGGTCGGAAAGGCGATGCGGTTTGCCTCATCGAAGTTGTTCCAGGGATCCATCACAAAGCGCTTGCTCGTCAGCTTCTTTGCTCGGGTGTAGCGGCTTGTTCCGCTGACTGGTTCCAGCACGCAGGTGGTGATGGTAGTCGTATCCCAGTAGATGATCTTGGAGGTTTCATCGGTGAGATCCTCGGAGTATTCGACGGTAATATCCAGTCCCAGGCTGAGTCCATTGAGCCAGCCGCGAATAGCTTCCAGCATGCTCACATGGTCGGGGTATTCGGCAGTCAGAAAGGATCTGCTGTTGCTGTTCACCGTCACCCGGATATCCCGGTAGTTGAATCGCAACTCAAAGCCTCCCACGGCATAGACCGTCTGTCCGCTGATATCGATCTCGTCGCTCGTCTCATAGCAGCTCGGCAGGGTCAGTTCCTGATTCGCCTGGATAAAGAACCCTGAGTCCAGAATAAAGCTCGCCCGCACCCGATCCTCGTCGGCCTTCAGAATATCGAGATAGCCTTGATAGCGTCGATTGCCATGGGCCCAGACTTCGGCAAGGATAGGCTCCGCAAAGCTCTCTGCAGTCTGTGGATCATTGGGCAGGCCTAGCGAGATCATTTCCTTGGGTGAAAGGGGAATCGTCACCGGATAGGAATAGTCTCCTTCCAGTTCGGAGTCAAAGAGATTGCTGAACTGCCGCTGCACAAAGGGCGGAAGCGGAATCTGCACATAGGCTCCATTTCGCAGAATGCGAAGCTCAAGCGGATAGTATTTGCTCGGCAAAGGGATTGGAGTCGGTGGATCCGGAGCGGCTTCATCTTCTACATAGTTGGCCTGTAGGATGGTATTGGCAGCAGGCATGGTATAGGTGAAAGAGATGGAGCCCGACACCTGCACACCCAGTCTGGTCCACTTGCTAAAGACAAAGCCGCTCTTGGGCTCTGAACTCACCAGCACAGTCGCACCTTCTTCAAAGAATCCCAGCGAATCTGTCACCGTATCGCCCAGCGCATCCACGCGGATCGCGATCAGCTGATAGGTGGCACTTCCGGGAGTGGATTGGGTAGTCACACCACCTGCACCATCGTAGATGTATTGGGTACCTCCTCCGGTATCAAATACCAGCTGCCCAGTCTGCATCTCATATTCGTCCAGGTCACCGGCTTCCAGTTCGTTGGTGAATACGGTTGTATTCGAAGTATTGAAGAAAGTCTGCTCGAATATATCGATCCCAGTCGCGGGATTCTCTCCGATTCGTTCCTGTTTGAGTAGTACCAGACTCATGCTAGATTGTTAGATGTTATTTGTAGTGTTTACCGTCACTGCGATCCCGAGAATCGGGAGAAGCAGTCTCAATGACGCTACCTTCCATAAGCCCGTTCTTCCCAGGCATATCGCGCTGTCACTTCCAGCGCATGCAGGAAGTCACCATCCGTCTTCACGCGCCATTGGCTATTGTTGAGAATAAGCTTGCGCAAAGCATTGCCCTCTTGGATGTACACTTCATTTCGCAGGGTCAAGTCACGCAGTGACCGGAGCTCGTCTTCACTCATGTAGCCGGTGCGAAGTACCAGGCTATCGACAGCCCGCTGATTGAATGCACGGGTATTTCCCCGCTGTGCGTTCGTCGGAGGATATTCCTGCGCCTCAAATAGCTCGCTGATCGGCTGATTGATCTCCTCACACTTACCGGTCAGGGCCAAGTGATCCAGTCCGCCCAGGCTATTGCAGTAGAAGAGCTGACGAAAGTAGGGTGAAGGCTTCTGAATCATCCAATAGATCAACTTCTCAGCTGTGCCAGTCAGCCCGGTAAAGTCTATCTCTAGACTTCGTACAGCCTTGACATAGCTTGGCAGCGTGATATTGACATAGAAAGGCACCAGTGCAGTCGCTGCACTCAGAGCCGTGGTATCGGTTTGATCGGTACCGTCGGTGAAGTTTGCTTTGATACGTAGGGTAGGAGTTCCGCTGACTACGGGCAGCACCTGCAGGCTGATAGTCTCGTTGGGATGCAGTCTGCGGGCAAGGGATCTGCTGGATAGAAGTAGATAGGCTTTGCCATCCAATAGATCTGTTCCGATCTGCGGATAGGGATTTCCGGCCAGCCAGGCCAGCGCGGGGCCCAGCGTCGCAAAGCTGCCCTGCGCCTCACCGTCTACCACATCGCGAGCTTTCAAGCGATAGCGTTTGATAGTACCGGTGATGGCTTGCTTTCCGGAGCTGGTCAGGTCAGGGATGAAATGATCCAGCGCACCGATCAGCGCCTGATTGAGATTTACCTGCGCTTCATCCGTGTCGTAGTTGTAGGGATTGAGGTATTCGCCGATCAGCCTCCAGGAGTCAGAGTTGAGCACATCCTCGATCTCGAGTTGTACTTCTACCTGAGACTGTCCGGTTCGTGCAGAGGCCGGATCTCCGGCATCCTGTAGCGCGACGATCAGCGGATCATAGACCGGATGGATAGTAGGAAGAGCGGAAACAAGGGAAACAGCCATAGCTAGATAGTAGAATCAAGAATCTAGAAGCAAGATGGCTCGGAAAGAAGTAAGGGCTTTGGACAGGGGCTAGTAATTAATAAGCGTCAAGGGAAATGGTGCCTTTCATAATACTTCTCAACCAGTTCATCGCAGCATTAAAGTAGGATCTTTGCTTGGTTGGATCTATTTCTTCCCAGTTTGAAGGAATATCATAGTGGTCTTGCAGCTGACCAATTAGATTGAGGGCACTGTCGATTCCGATTGCAAGTTGTCGTACTACACCAAGAAAGTGTAGTGTGTAATGAATACCAAATACCTTATAAGCTCGCTCAACTTCTTCTTTATTGAATGGCTCATAGAGAAGTATTCGGTTGATGGCTAGATGGTCTAGTTCGGATAGATGTTTCATAATGACTTTGTAAATGATCAGGGTCTTTAATTACTTGCAGCATACAGAGCAAGAAGCATATTGTCTATTCTCCTAAAGAAAATAAGGAAGCAGGAAAAGAATTGCCATCACTAAGGCACCAAAGAGAATCAACTTACATTCTTTGGCCGAAAATAGCCTGTTGCTTCGATCTGAATTCCTTCTTAATATTTCGAAATAGTCCCCCTTGGAAGGATCGAATCGGAAGGTATGTCCTGGGCTTCTTTCCCAAATGCTTATGACTCTCCAATTTCCACCAGTAAATCTGGGGCATATGTGGTATTCCACCAGTTGCCAATTACCGCCCAGCAGGGATCTTACCAAGGAAATTTGGAGTATCATATCTCTAATTACATCTCTGAAGTAAAGCATCGATAGTAAGGGAATGCCGATATAAGCGAAAGCTGGAATTAGAATTCCCATCATCGAAAACATAAGAAATGCGGCAAGCCAAATACCGGGTTCCCATTCACTTTCAGTGAATAGTCCGCTGTTTCTGTTTCTGCTGCTAATGGAGCTGGCCTTCATCTTTACAATATTAAATTAAAGAATTCACTTTCAGAAAGTCATTAATCAAATAAGCCCCAAGAGTATTCCTGGGGCTTTGCCTGGTATTTGAGCCGTCTCCATACTTGCGGGCCGGCTCATCTGCTCTATTGGACCTACAGCACCTTTGCTGCTAATCTGACCCGTGGACTTCCTGAATCGACTGTCCGTCCCTTTGGCATGTGAGGTTTAAACAGCGTATCCTCACGGGCATGCCCTCCATCAGGTTTTCAGTATCAGATCAAGGCGCTCGCCTCTCTTCGGATGGTTAGATGTCAAATAAAGGGGAGGAAACCGTCGTCTGTCTCCCCCACTTTTACCTTTAAAAGGATTCGCAGTTCTAATTAAGCAATTTCCACCAAATAAAACAAGTGATAATTACTTATCACAACATCGGCCTGCCGACATTGCCAGTGGATCGCCATTCGAGGGGTTCTTTCACGGAGTTGATAGCACTTTCCATCAGGCGATAGCCGAGCACACCTTGCAGATCATTGATTCGTCCCCAGAAGGCACGGGAATACCAGCGCTTCGCCTTGCGCTTGGAGCCTCCCAGCAGTTCACGATTGCCATCACGTGACTCAAAGTTTCGCTTGGAGCCACGCCCGGCACCCATATCCTGAAAGCGACCTCGGACCAAGAATTGCAGCTGCGCCACCAGCAGGGACTCGGTCTTCTGATCTACCCGCTCCTTGAGCGATTGCTGTAGGTCTCGCGTGTCCTGAAGCTTCCAGCGCACGATCTCCCGATCCAGCACCAGTGCGGTACGCCTTGACCAGTCCGTGAGTGTCTTGAGGGTTTCGAGATTCATTTACGCAAATTGTACTTATCCTTAAACCGATTATTGATACCCATCCACTCGCTCATTTGATAGCTGCTGAATTTCAATCGCTTCGTCAACTGACCACTCAGGGCCGCCTGCCCATAGTACCACTTCTGCTCATCGTCCAGCTCCTTCCACTTCACCGGGTAGCGGCTGAAGTAGCCATAGCCTCTCAGATCAAATCCAAAGTAAAGCACCTGCAGTGCCCAGGGAATAGATAGGCTGATGATCAGTTCGGATCCTGTGATCAGGAATAGAATAGCGATCAGCAGAAAGCCGTTGAAATTCCAGAATGCTCCGCGGTCAGTGGAGTTGTAGCGGCTTTGCCAGGGGAATTTCCACCAGTATCGCCCAAATAGGTATTTGATCAAGAATGCTCTCATCGTTTCGTGGTTTATGGTTCATCAAAGTCAGTCCACTCATCCGAATCAAAGGGAAGGGGATCCTGCCTTGCAAATTCAATTTCAAATCGCCAGCCAAAGCAGTCATTGAAGATCGGGCCGACTTTGTTGTATTTGACCTCATTTAGATCAAAGAATTTGATCATGCTTTCATAGGGTGAATCCAAATTCGCCTTATGCAGATTGATCTTCTCGTATTGCATCCGGGCGATGATAGCCTGACCGAGGGTCTGGCACTCATCCATCACGGCCTTCTTCTTTTCCGGATCATTGCGCGGCACATTCTTCAGGATCATAAAGGCTCCTAGCTTGCGGTCAGATAGCTGACCGTGGATCCACCCGAGCTCTCCCTCCGGATTCTCCAGGATCATCACGGGATTGGTGAAGTCGAGCTTCGTGCGCTGAGAGCTGAGGATATCATCGATATCCAGATTCGCAAAGCGCGGCACCTCATCAGTATGGCCGATGGATTTAAACTTCCTGGCTAAGCCTTCGAAGTAGTCGCAGTATTCTGAGAATAGGATCATTTGCGTTTGGATTTGGCCCGTGCCCGCTCTTGCTCCTGGTTCTTCTTGATCCGATAGGAGATGTCGGTGAGGGCGGTGTAGAGATTGGTATTGCCGATCGCTTCATAGTTGGTCATGCCTCCGGCCAGCTCGGAGATCAGTTGTAGCCAGGCTTGTGTAGGATTTCCGGCAGATTTCACTTTCTCCAGGGGATTGGCTTTGCCTGTCTTCGGCTTGGGAAATATGAGCGGAAAGCGATCGATGATATGTTGACGGCATCCGTCAAACCACATCAGCACGGCCAGCTTGGTATGCAAAGGCATCTTGGCCGTGTAGCGTAATCGATAGCGCGTGCCTACATCTGTCAGCGGAATACGGCCATCCTTATCCACCATCGGATCAAAGCCCGATCGCTTCTGCCGATATAGCGTTGCCACCAGCCGATTGAGCCATTCTTCAGATTCTTCTTTCGTGGGATTGGCCAGGTAATTCAGGAAATATTTCTCCGCTGTAATGAACTCATAGAGACTGGCATTTGACAGTCCATCTGCTGGACCGTGCAATAGGACAGTTTTACCCCACAACTTTGGCATGATTTGCTTCACAAAGTGCCGACTTTCGGAGAAGCTATCCACCAAACGCAGGAAATCCCCCCGCTCTTCCGTACTCGCCTGGATTAGGTAGAAGTATTGAAGCCTTAGCCGCTTCCAGTATGGAAGGGAAGAGGTCAGGATGAAGAAGAAGAGTTTAGCCTTGGCCAGACTGTCCTTCTTTAGCGTAGAGAGCCACGCGATCCGCACCAGTTGCCTGGCAGATAGCTCATCCCATCGCGAGGGGATTGGGTATGTCTTGCCATGTAGATAGATGGCATGCATGGTTTAGTTGCCTCTTCGCTTCGATGTGGCATGTTTTAGCTGCCCGATCGGTACCGATAGGGAGGACTCAGCACTGGCACTCGGTGCCAAAGCGGTGTCGCTCTGCATCCCTGCAGCAGGGCGGATCACAAAGTATCCGGCATCTGCCTTGTCTACAGCCGGCACAATGTCGATCAGAAGATCCTTGTCATCCCAGTTGGATGAGATGATCCCTTTGTAATCCTTCACAGTGCCTTGACCGACTCCCGGGATATAGAAGTCATAGTAGTCGGCAGTGGTGGCAATGACCTGCTTGACGGTGTCTTTGACCGTCACGGTCTTGCCAAGGTTGCATCCTGATAGCAGTGCGGTAGCAGTCAACAGGATCAGGCTGAGGTTGAGTAGTTTTCTCATGGTTAGAATAGTTTGAATTGTTTTGCTCCATAAATCAAGGCAATCACCAGCAATAGCCCGAGGACTAGAATCGGGGCTATCTTCTGGCTCTTTTGCTCTTTCTCTTTCTTGAATTCTTGACGCTCTGACTCGCTTTGCTTCTCCTGTCGGGTCACACTGTCCTGCTCGATCAGCAGTACAGTGGATCTTTCCTCCTTCGTCGAGTCTCTGCCAAATGACTGCACCTGCCCGTGAATGACTGGGTTATAGCCAATCGCCCTCATTCCGCTGGGCGTGAGATCAATCTGAGCAATCGAGTCAAACTCGATCCAGAGTTGCCCATTTCGGTGAAATAGTGCAGTGTGAATGCGCGACCAATCATCAGTGAGTTGCTGACGGACGGATGTTTCGGTTTCGGTGCTTTGGTTTGTTTTCTCTTTCTCTTTCTTGCGAAAGATATTCTTGGTCACATCACAGCTTGTCAGCAGGACACTGGCCAGCAGGATGAGGAAATAGAGGAATAGAAATGCACGTACTTTCATCGATCGATCCAGTTAGCTACCAGGTGAATACTTCGTTTGAGTCGGCGCCTGGCATGCACGCCGTCACCCTCACGGGATCCTTCGCCGTTGGTGTTTCCTTCTACCGTATACACCCAGTCGTCGCTCCTTGGACCACCCCATTGATCCACAAAGCCCACATGTCCGATTCTGCCTAGCTTGCTGAAATAAAGCCCAAACACATCTCCTTGCTGTGGCTTTCCGTCACTGCGAGCGGACGAAGGGAGCGAAGCAGTCTCGTGATTGACTACATTCCCATTCCTCCAAATCACTCGTGACTCCGGAAACCAACTTGGAGACCAGGCATTTCCACCCTTGGTGGGAATGCTACAGGCTTCGAGCACCCACTTGACAAAGCATGCGCAATAGGCAAAGCCTTCATCCAGTCCACAGGATGCCAGGTATTTCTTGGGTCCGGGTCCGTGATTGTTGCGACCGATCTCTAGCGTGCCTACTTCGGCATGATAGATCGCGGCCACTTCCTTACGGATGCTGGGAGCAGGGGAATATTCTCTTGATTCGGGTCCAAAGCTTCGCTGGCCTATTGCAGGCTGGCAAAGAGTAAGGAACCAGCCAAGAAGAATCCCAAATACAGTAGGATGAAAGTGAGCCATCGTTGCCAGGGTTCGAGTTTGAGCCAGTCAGATTTCAGAGGATTCTTCTTCTTGTACCAGTCATAGATGACTGAGAAGTTGAGCAGGATACCGATAAAGGCCAGCGCATTGATTGCGGCGATCTCGATGCCGGTGATGATGATGTTCTGCAGCGTCATCATCTCAGGTGCTCTGGATGCGGATAGCATCCAGTTGAATAGTGGGATAGTTGCCAGAAACAAGACTATTCCGAGCGGTTCGGCCCAGGTTTCCGGCCAGCGTTCCAGCCATGATTTGAGTCGGGTCCAGATATTCTTAAGAGTTGTCTTCATGGCGGATGCGGTTATGTAGGATGAGGTTGAGTAATGTCTTGATCTCTACCAGACTTTCCTTCTGAAGGGTAAATGCTACCTCTAGCTTCTTGATTTCTGCCAGGGTTTTCTCATTCTTGTCTTCGATCAGCTGGCGTACTTCCTGCTGATCTTCCGATAGCTCATGAATGTCCCGGCTGTGCTGCTGTAGATCTCGCCACATCTTGAAGAGCGAGAATAGTCCAGTGAGGATGAAAGGAAGAATAAAGAGCATGATTCCCCATACTGGAATCGAAGTGTCTAAAGTCATGGTCTAGAAGAAGGCTATGCCCCAGTCGGGGTCGTTTCGTGGAATATGTTCAGTTTGGTCAGCGTTTGAGATAAAGTTCGTTGACTCCTGATATTCCGTTAGGACAGTTGACTGGCTCTGGCAGTACTCGATCAGCTCACGCAAAGCTCCTGCTCCTCGCTTCTGATGGCTGGCAGCGATCGCCTGCACCAGTTCAGTCGGGGCTGTTTGCTTGGCCTTGGCCAGTCTGGACTGCATGCCATTGATCACCAGCGGGCCATTGTCCGATAGGATCAGCATGGAGTCCTGGAATCCTTCACCTACCGTGATGTAAGCCAGCGCACGCGATGCCAGGCGATGGGCTTGGGTCAGTGCCGTCTTCTTATCTTCATCCTGCTCAGCGGCTGGATTCACCAGCTTGTCAAACAATGCCTTTCCCACAGCCGGCAGGATCACTTCCTCCTGCTTCTCATTGATGATCGGCAGGAGCTTGTTGAAGAGTACCCGACTGTGCCCCAGGTTCACATAGGTTTCAAACTTGCGAAGCGTCGGCAGCAGTCGGGATTGGTTGGTGGTATAGCTTTCAGTTTGTATCCAAAGGTTTTTGAGCTCCCCATTGGGTAGGGTCTCGCAGTATTCCAGTGCAGACTCGATCGCAGACCAGCCTTGGCGGGAGCATTGGGTTTTGAGTTCGTCGATTTGCCATTCGAAGGCCGTCTTCATCTGATCATTGGAAGCGATTTGCACCCCGGCTGAGTTGATCTGCACTTGCCCAAATGCCAGATAGTCCAATAAGGCCAGGTGCGCTACCGACTCGGCCAGCAGAGCTTTGAGCGCAGTGTCCTGAGCGGTAGGCGCTCCAATAGTGGTGAGGCGTTCGTAGACAGCGTTTGAGAATATTCGTTGAATGATCTCACGCTCTACGAGCCTGACTTTCGGCCGTATATCAGCAAATTCCAGCGTCACAGACGCCGGAATGTATTCTTTCAGTTCGTCGGTATTATTGATCAACATCTTCAGCAGGGATTGTGTCACGTTGTGACGGTGTGACTTGGTTCAGCGTCTGCAGCAGTGGCTTGCGGAAGTGAAACTTCACCTCAAAGTCGGGGGAGTTCCATTCATTGTACCAGGCTGCGAAGTTCCATGGATCGAGTAGGATGTGTTCGTGTGCTTCGATTAGGCTCATATAGATATTCAGAGCCTCGCGCTTATCAGATCCGGAGCGGTTGGATCCGCCTTTGCCGGGGATCAGTCCATGGAGCGCAGGATCTATTGAAGTGGCAGAGAATACTTTGATCGTTGCCTCCGAAGAGTCAGCCAGCAAGGCACCGTCCTTCATCTTATCATCCACCGCCTCGATCTTCCAGCCGCCGTACTCCTTGCCCATGCCGTTCACGATCTTGTACATCGTGAAGATGGACTTCCCGGCATTCTCAGGCTTGGTCAGTACGTCATTCACAATCTTAAATTCCTTCTCCGTCGCCTTCTTCTTCTCCTCATCCGTCATCGAGTTCCAGTTCTTGTACTTCTCACTCATCCAGTAGTCCGGCATTTGGATGTGATAGCGGATCAGCGCGATATTCCTGAGAATAGTTTCCTTGACGGTCGGGATCATATTGCCGAAGTCCAGCCATTTGGAAACCTTCACAGACCACCAGTGAGGCAGTTGATAATAGTTGCGTCCGGTAGGATAGGAGAGAGGATAGACATAGCGAAGGGTTTTACCCTTGTCAGCTTTGATCTTGTCCGGATCAGCAGTAAGCGGATCCAGAAGTTCGATCTTGCGCAGCTTAGGGTCTTTCTCGGTGCTGTCCCATTCCATCCAGTCGGGATGGATTAGGACCTTAGAGAGATTCCCTTGCTTGTCTCTGCGCTTGTATCGGCAGTTTCTGGCTTCCAGGGCAGTGATGCGTTCGATTCGCTGTCGGTCATCCGAGATGATCACCTCCGGAAAGACATTGAATAGATCATAGAAGTCGATCGCTGCCTGAAGCGGATAATGTCGATTTCGAAAGATGAACTGATCAATCTTATAGGCAAGTGATCGCACATCGTTTGCGCCTACTGAGGCAGGCTCACCGGTTGCCCGGTCTTTGATTGTATAGCCAATTCCACCGGCGTAGAGTGCACGGGCTTTCCAGTCCAGGGCAGAACCCAGATCTGGGTTGGATTCCTTTGCTTTGCGCGCTTTCTCAGGAAAGTTGTTTTCCTCACCCCAGTCAGCAATGACATCCTGCTCAGCTTCCTCCGTCTTGGATGGAGGCGTTTTTATTGGCTGAGTCTGCTGTCCAGCGGTGAAGAGCATCGGCCCTTCGAAGTACACGAGTGAGCCATCGGGATTACTTACCATATGATTGTCTGTCCGTTGAATACCTTGATCAATCTGATATGGACCTTCTTGATACTACCGTCAGGAGTCTGGATGTTACGGGTGGCATTTTCGTGACTTGCAGGCTTCCGAGAGCCCCCAAATCCGTCTACCCTTCGTGCATGCTGCGGCAGTTGTTTGTTGTGCTTACTCAGGATGCACCCTTCCAGCGAGAGGATTTCCCCGCCTGAGTTTCGTCTGCGGTCAGCAGTGACGAAGCTCAGGCTGAAAGGAATGGGCTTGCCTCGATGATCGAGGCGGTCCATGAGTTTCAGCGCATCTTTCAGTCTAATCATTAGCTGAAAGATGCGGGGAAATCCTTGAGCTGGATAGGACAAGAAATAGTGGCCTTTGAAATGTTGAAAAACGAGTGAGTTTTTCCATTTTTATTTTTCCACACCGTTGATTTTCACCGCGTTCCGGCTTTAGTTAGAAAGACGGAACGCGACGTGAAACAATCGACCACCGACCCGCCCTGTCGTCCGTGTGCAATTGCAGGGCTAGCAATTGCGCCGTATGTGATTTGCGCCCCCTATATTGAAGTGTTGAAATTATCCTGCACCTGCCATCAGATAGGATGAGCCCCCTTTGATTTGGTCTCTATATTTTGGCCAGATGAGTGTGTCGAGTGCTTCGCCCCCATGGGTGGCGTGTTCTGGTGCTACTCCCTTCTTGATCTCGGATGACTTATCTTTCTTAAAGTCCCCCTTTCTATCCTTGGTTGTCTGCGTAGCCTTCAGGCTAATCATTAGGTCTATGTTGTTGCTCAGGTTTATTCTGAATGGTTTCAGCTCTTTGTCTCCTGCCAGGATCTTTTCATACAAGAAGAATCTACTTCTGTGTGTTGGGCTTTGATGTGTGTACACCCCTTGCACATTCCAGCCTAGTGTAGTCAGGCCATTAATCCATTCATCGGCAAAGGAAATATCATCCTTTGCATTCTCACCTATTGCAGTATGGTCATAGTAATAGATAATTGTATTGTTTACCTTCTTCTTCTCTGCATAGTATCGATCGAACCGCTTCACAAGGTCTTTGATCTTCTTGGGCTTTAGTACATACATGGAGTTGAGTATATCAAAGCTCTCTTCCTTCTCTTGACCAATCACCACCCAGTTAATGGCACTGTTGTAGTCACATCCGATTTCAAGGGGTAGGTTGTAATCCAAGTCAGCGTCCCATCTGCAATCGCGCCGGCTATTGCCATACTCCAAATCAATCGAATCAATAAACTCGATATTTGGTGCATAGTATCCATGCTTATCATCCGAAAGCAAATGATAGAAAGCATCCTCGGCCTTATCGGGTTTCTTGTTCAATACCGATAGGCTGAATTCATATGGCGTCAGGCTGACTTTTAGATTTTCGATGACCTTCAATCCAAGAGCATGTACATTGTCTAAGGTGCTCGCTCGACTTACCCAATTCAATCCCTTTCGCAGGAGATTGATGTCATCAAGATATCCTTGAATTTCCTTCTCAATCTGCTTTATTCGTTTCTTACTCTTGGATTTGATTTGCTCCTCGCGTAATTGATAGATTTCATATTGCACACCAAGGATCACTCGCGCAGTTTCTTCATCACTTTCTTTTTCCAAATCATAAACCCAATCCCCTGGCATCTTGGGCCTTGGCTGATCCGTAGTCAATAGCATAGATTCACAGCAGCTTTGCTCACCATAGAGATGTGCTTGGCCTCTCAAGGTCAAGAGCACTTCTTTGAACTTTTCCCTGGGGAAGAACTTCACCTCATCAGCATAGATCCATGCAAGTGAAGCTCCATTGGAGATATGAATACGATCAAGCGAAATCAAGAGCATGGCTGAGCCGTTCCACCACTTAATCAAATGCTGATTGGTATCTGGCTGCCTGTAGGCCTTCGGAATCTGCAATTCCTCGGGCGGAGCCTTCCTGATCCAGTAATGCACATTCTCCTTAAACCCCATCCTTTCCCAGCCTACTTTAAGGGCTGGGATGATCATATTGAGAAGCTTGTCATAGGTAATAGACACAATTCCGCCCAAGCTTCCGGGCATATCGATTGCATTACGGGCTGTGAATTCTGCTCCTGGTCCTTCTGTCTTCCCGGTACCACGCCCCCAAATGCAGGTCCCGATTTGCGGACGGATCAGCGAGTACTCGAGCTGGGGAGGATTATAGTGGATCTTCTTCATGTGCCTCTGGCTCTAGTATGATTGCATCTTCGATTTCATCCTTTCGCTTAGCTTCTTTTAGCTTCTCTAGTTTGGATTTGAAGTTCTGCGGTAATTTGATTTTCAATTCCTCAGGGAAGAATCCAAGCTGAAACTCGGGTACTTGCAATCTTTTATAGATATCGGCCTCGTTTGTGCCCATGAATTCCTTGATCGCCTCTTTATACTCTTTCATCAAACTTGAATAGCTGCGAAAGTCTCCTGCTTTCTTAGCCTGGTTGGCTCCTTCAATCAGCATCTGGATGTAGGTATCGATGTGAAACTGCCGGTTAAAGTGTGTCACCTCACCAAAGGCTTCCTGCGTCTCGATATATAGCCTTCGAGCTTGCGAGAAGGATATCTCGAAGAGTTCCTGAAGGATAGGGATTACCTTCTTTGCGCCCCCATATTTGGTGATCAGCTCAGCTGTCTGCTTCATGCGATTGATCTTGCGCTCCAAAGCCTCCGAAAGCTTATGATGACTCAATTTCCCTTGGAAATAGAGAATAATCTTCTCTACATCCGTGCGAAGCGTCAGCTCTCGGATAGGCTTTTCTCCAACCCGGTTTTGAAGGACATTATTATGTTCTGAATTATTCGTTCCCATCAGTATTCAGTTCTTTTTTGAGATTCTAGCATTCGCCAGGCTAAAGTCTGGGCAGGGCTGCTGCCTGCTTTGGCTAGTTCGATAATTGATTTCCTTATCTCTGCCTCTGCTATCAAGCTTCCTTTTCGAAATGCTTTTTTAAATCCCTGGGCATTCTTTGAGATTCCACTTATCTCTTCCACTTCATCTTCGGTGAAGAAATAGCCTGCTAGTTCTTCTATCTCGCTTTGTTGTTCCTCATTTAGCACGCCATACCTCCTTTCCGTCGATCACATCATTGATCCATTTTTTATGAAAGTCAGCTGATTTTTTATCTGAGAATATTACCCCTGCTTCGATTCGTGGATTCTTGGAGAAGTTGGCTGATCCCAGGATCGTTACAGACCAATTCTCATTTTCCAATACCAATACTTTCGCATGGCATTTTGTGAGTCTTATTCGGGTGATGATGGAATTCGCTAACTGAAAGGCCTCGGGCTTTCTTCGTTCGATTCGATAGTCTAGCACGGCATTGAGTTCCAGGATGAGCCCATCGGTAATCATTCCTAGTAGTGCTCGCATAGGTTCTTCTGTGATAGTCCAGGTTGTCATCCAAACGCGGCACGGCCCGGTCTTTCGAAGCAGATATTCCAGGAGCTGGTGCATAGACCATCGTCCTGCGGTTGCAAACTGCAGGGCTTGGTCGGGCACGAGCTCCTCGATGGTTCGCTCTAGGTCAATCAGTGATTTGCCCAATCTGTGCGCTCCGCTGGCAGACTGCTTGAGTCCGCTAGGCGAAAGGGGTTTGACAGCGGGTTTGGATGACAGATCCTTGATCTTGAATAGGCTCATCCTCGGACCCTCCTTTCCAGCTCTGCCTTTTCGGCCTCCCATTCAGGGATCCGTTCTTTCTTCAGCTTGCCTTTGTTAGCCTTGGAGATATAGCTGCGCAATGTATTGATCCGAGTCACCATCTGGGCAGTAGTCAGGCTTTCGATCCCCTGATCGGGAAAGTCTGGCCGCTGCCCATGCTTACGGACAAACTCTTTCTCATCCCAAATCCGCTCCACCTCATCCATCAAGTCCAATATCTTGAAAGCAGCTTCTTTCCGCTCCTCCGGAGTAGGTAAGAATCCAATCGTCTCAAAGTAGTGATTAGCCTCCTTGTAAAGTGGTTTCCATTGCTCATCCAGAAGGGCTTCTGATAGGGTAGGTGGTGCACTAGTGACTACAACTGGTTCACTCAGCACTCTTTGCTCTGAACTATGCACCTCAGGTGTAGAGTGTAGAGTGTCGAGTGGTGATTCCTTAGGAATCATCCCTTCCTCTATAGCACGCAGCTCTTCAATGAGCTTCTTTCGATTATAGGGGTCTTCTCCTTTATCGAGAAGTTCTTTGACAAAGAACTTCCCGGACACATGTTTCTTAAACCAAGCCAATGCCCGGCCATAGTCAAAGTCATGGAGTATCGATTGCAATTCTTCTAGCATGTCCGAATATCATTACTTGCAATTGCAAGGCTTCGGACAAATAAAGAGGCCTAAAGCCCCTTTAGTAAATTGTAATATCGAACCTGCAATAGCATGTCCAAGAGCTTCCTTTGCTGCAGATAGGTATCGCGTAGCTTGATGGCCTCTCGGATTGCAATCAAATCAGCATCCCACTTCTCATCAAATTGGATAATCGTGGTGTAGCTCTTCAGCAGTTTTCTGAAGTCTGAGATTCGCACATACATGATCACCGAGCCGATCAGCATGCGCCGGATCTTATGAGACATATGAAGAGCTCCGATGATGTATTGCAGTCGCTCGGCAGTCTCTTCTTCATCGGTTTGAATCACCCAGCAGTTAGGGCATTCTTGATGCAGGACTTTCCCTGTATTGCGCCCACGATTGAGGACGAAGAAGTGCGGCCCCTTGTACCGCGTTCCGAATTTGTGTGTTTTGACCAGGTAATTCATACTAATCTACCGCCTACTTTCGCCTCCTGGCGGGGAGGATATGTAAGCGGGCATACCAGGAACTCAGACCGACTAAGTGCAAGAGGAAACGGAATAAACCAGCCTGGTATTCAGCGTTGGATTTATGCCGTAGTCTCTTGCCTCGTGTCGGGATCAGCTTCCTAACTTTCGCGCACAGATGCGTCCAAGCCTTTCCCCAAGTCAAATAAATAAAGGGCCGAAGCCCTTATCTCATAATACCTTCATCTGCGAAGCTGAAGTATCCGTCTTTTGTCATGATCATATGATCTAGAATTGGCATATCCAGTGATTTACCGATCTCAAAGACTCGGCTAGTCATCCGTTTGTCTGGCTCCGAAGGCGAGAGGTTTCCACTAGGATGATTGTGTGCCAAGATGATCGAACTGGCGTTACCTAGAAGTGCTGTCTGAAAGACCACCTTGGCATCGACTACTGTGCCGGCAGTGCCACCCATCGAGATGAAGTCATAGCCGATCACTTGATTCGATCTGCTCAGCAGGATGATGCAGAATTGTTCGATGTACTCAATCAGATCTTCATCCCATACCTTCTTTAGAAACTCATAAGTGTCATACGAGCTCCTGATCTTGTGATAGGGCAAAGCAGTAGTGCGATAGATGACTTTAAGTTCGCCGATTCTGTGTGAGGAAGTTTTCATGATATCCGTGCAGACTTTAGACTCCTTGCGCTGGAGGATTGAATGAAATTGATTTGGATATCAGCCCCCGGAACTCAGACCGACTAAGTGCAAGAGGAAACGGAATAAATAAGCATGTGAATAGTGGGTGGGCTTTATGCCGTAGTCTCTTGCCTCGTGTCGGGATCAGCTTCCGATATTGTTCAAATCGATTTGACCATTCCCATGGTAAGGACTGGCTCAGGGATCGAAGCAGGCTACCGTGTAGCGCGTAGAGCCCGCCCGGAGCCCCAAAGAATTTACATCTACCAACTCATAGCTTCACACCTAAAACAAAGAAAGCCCCTCGATCCCGATAGCTATCGGGACGAGGGGCTTTGCTTCATCATATTACCCATTAATCTATGTCATTTCTATTTCTCCTTGCTCGGAGCAGCTTTCTTCTCCACCTTGCGCAGGTAAGGGCAACCGGCTTTCACCAGCTCCTCAGCCTTGGCAGGGGTCAGTTTGCTTAGATCTACGAAGCTCTTGCCATACCCGATCACGCCGGGCTTGACATATAGCACCTCATAGGCTCCATCCAGTATCAGCGTTCCTTTCTTAGCCATCACTTAGACACCTTCAGTGAAAGGAATCGCATCGATGTAGAACGGAGGATGAAAGATCGAGCGCACGGTAAACATGGTCATCTTCTCCCCGGCAATCTCACCAGGAATATCCATCTGTCCTTCATCTATCTCAGCCCAAAGGCCTTCGTATCCTAGGAACACCCACTGCGACTCGCCCAAAGGACGGAACGCCACAATACACGGTCTATTTCGGTTAGCTCTTAGCCATCCGGTCAAGTCCTTGTTCACAGCATTTCGGATCACAGTCAGCGTATTCTCGAAAGATTTCGCTCCGCGTGGTCCTACCAGATTGGAGTTGAAGGCATTCTTCTCCAAGGATCCCTGGAATCTGTGAAACTTCTTACCAGTCTTCATAACAAAGACAGCATCTGCAAGATCCACATGCTCAGCATTGGAAGTGGCAGCAGCTAAATCTGGTAGAGCTGGATATGTCTCGATATCTCGGTAATCGGCAATCGCTACCTCGATCTGAAGTCCTGCGGACTCCTCCAGATTTACGACGCCTTCAAAGTCATATATTTCCATTGCTTAGCTTAGTTTGGGATGACCAATTGAGACCCTTTCTTGATCAGCTGCTCTGCGATCTTCGCATCAGCCGCGATCTCTTCCTTCGTGTAGCGCTTTCCTGCTAGTACACAGCCTCCCACTACGCGATACTTCTTGCCTCCAACCTTCACGGTCAAGACGCCTGCATTGGCCTTATCTGCCAACTGCTCCTTCAGGTCTGCCACTACTTCAGCAGCATCCTTCAGCTCTGCTTTCAATGCAGCATTCTCTTGCTCAAGTGTTGCCACTTTAGCCTCTAGTTCGGAAGCATCCACTTGGAGGGACTTTGCGGTTGCTTCGCTTGCTGTCGTTCCTTTTTCAGGAGTAGCAGGAGCCGGAGCTCCTGCGTTTTTCTTAGTATCTGCCATGATTAAGCCTGGTCGTTTACGTACAGGTTCTCCAAGTCACGGAACTGGAAAGCCAAGATGAATTTCACGATCGCTCGGTATCCGTGAAGTGTCTCCACTACCTTGCCTACTTTCTGAGAGTCAGAAGCAGCGTTCAAGCCTAGCACCGCATTGCCTGGATGCGTCATGATCACTCGTCTGGATGATCCCATCCAGGTGTGAGGTACGATTCTCAATCGCCCACCGGTGTTCTTCATGATGAAGGAGTTACCTTCCTCGATGTCCACTCCGCCGATTCCTTTGCCGGAACCGAATAGGGTGTTGATGTTCTCAGCCAAGTCCTGCTGCACATCATAGGATACATGGGCTACCATACCCTTGTTCTTGTGTGCTTCAGTCACAGCTCCCCACATTTCCTTGAAGTAGGCATAGGCATCTCCTTCATCGAAAGTACCCGTACCCACGGCCAAGAGACCTTCGGTAGAGATAGCTTTCTTGATCACTGCATCAGGACCTTCGAAGAGCACCTTGTTATCCACATCCTCCCACTTGGCAGAGGCACTTTCAGGTGATTCACCTGCGGTAGTCGTACCGGCAGAGACCTGCTTGTAGATTACTTCCTTATACAGCACATGAGCTCCGACTGCATAGGTAGCAGCTGCATCAAATGGAACGACAGTCGGACGGGTGTTCAGATAGAAGTTATCGTTCAGTTCGGAAGCGATCTTCTCAAACTCACGAGCCCATACCCACTGAGCGAAAGGAAGCTCCTTCGCATTTGGATCAAGCATCTCGGACATAAAGGACTCACGCACTTCCTCAGGGATCATCTTAATGATCTTCATTCCCAGTTGAGGAGTGATGATTCGCTCTGTCCAGCTTCTTCCGCCTTTAGCCTGCTCGATGTCTAAGTTCAATCGACGTACACCCTCATCTACCGTCATCTTAGGCAAAGCCCTTGGTTCACGTAGATTTCGGATGATGGCCAAGTCTTTGACAAAGTCCAGCCCGTTCAGCATTTGATAGATCAGTGTCTTGTCATACTTGGTGATATAGCCCTGCAGTGCAGAGATATCAGTCGCAGGAGACACAGCCATAAAGGCCATGCCCTTCGGCAAGTCCTTGACGACATAGGGGAGGATCGCACCGGATCCCAGCACAGTACCGGCCACCGCAAAGGCATTCAGGCCAGTTGATGCCTGAACAGCGGTCCCGATGAATAGCGCCACCAAGACGCTAAAGATGAATTTGATTGTTTTCACGGTATTCAGTTGGTTTAGTGGTTGCTTATTCTGCCGCGATTCCCATCTGCTTGCGCATGTTGCGAATCTCGATGTCAGCCTCTGTGAGCAGGTTCTCTTGCTCATCAGCATCGATCGGGTCTTTCTTACCATCCTTCACATTCGAAGGAGTCACACCGGATTCCTTGTAGGAATTCACAGTCGCTTCGAGATCTTTCACCTTGTTTTCAAGGTTGGTCTTCTCGGTATTGGCAGCATCCAGTTGATTCTGAATCTCCTGCTTAGCTGCATCTACTTTTGCGGTCACCTCTTCTGCGGTGAATCGCTCATTGGCACCGGTGAAAGCCGTGATGTCATTCTTGACAGCCTGCAACTCCTCGGCGCTTGGATTCTCCTTGTTCAGGATCTCCAGGGCATTCTTAAAGTCCATATCAGTTTTTGGTTTGTGGTTCAATTGTGGTTCCGTCACTGCGAGATCCGCTTTTGCGGTCGAAGCAGTCTCCTTATCGCTCTCGTCACTGCGAGGCGAGGTACGAGACGCGGCAGTCTCTTTAGAATCAGCCCCCATCACAGCCCGCACCTTATTCACTACTTTGTCCAGGAAGGATTCTGATTTCTCCTCCTTTGCCCGATACAGATTCAGGACCTCGTTAAAGGCCATCTCTGTGATATTGCTCGGTGGCGCATCCTCTGACTCGTATTCCTCGATCTCGTCGATGAATCCAGCTTCCAAAGCTTCCTCCGCATCCAGCCAGTGATCCTTGTAGTTCAGGTATTTCTCCTTCACATCCTCCTCACTCATCCCGGTTCGCTCTGCAAATAGCTTCGCAATGATCCCATCATAGGTATCAAGCGTTTTCATGGTCTCCCGGAAATCATCAGAATTACCATAAGCCCAAGCCATGGCATTGTGAATCATCAGGATGCCGTTTTTGGCGGTGTGTACCTTCTTGCCAGCTAGCAGCAAGAGGCCACCGGCAGAAGCGGCAAGGCCATCATTGTAGGTGTGGATTTCTTTCTTCGAATTGCGGATCGCATTGAAGATGGGGAAGGCGTGGTACAGAGAACCCCCTGGTGAATTGATGTGGATGTTGATCCGATCGTAGTCTTTCTCTAGGTTCTTCAGCTCCTTGGCAAAGGATTCTGCTGAGTTCTTCATCTTGTAGGTATCCTCATCCCAGCTGGGAATGGATCCATACATCAGAATATCGACTGACTTGCTGTCGTCGGATTGATTGACTATTTCATAGAATTTCTGGTTTTTTCGTGCCATCGGAATAGGGTTCCTGAGTATTGAGACTCAAGGATACCCATATTGCCACGCGCCATTCAGGACAGATTTTGGCCTATTGGGGGAATATTCCCGTCAGGCGGATCTCTGTCTCGCGCTGATCGGCATTGCCGGCTCCGGAGTTCCTGCTGAATGAGTAGGTCAATGGATTCTGATTGTCTCCAATCAGATACTTCTCCCCATTGCTCATCTCTACATAGGCCATCAGATGCGCATTGAGATAGTTGGGATAGCTCATATCATCGCGATAGAGATGGGCACGGATGGTCACTTGCAGGGCCTCACCCTGCATGGCGTTGTATTCGCTGACTTCTTGCAGATCATTCCGCTCGGGTACCAGGTCAAGCACAGTGAAGTAGGTGCTCAGGCTGCTCGCATCGGGCAGGCCGTCGACCAATGTCAGATTGGGATAGTTGGTGGATGAGGCCAGTCGAAGGCCGATGATCAGTGAGGTTCTTTCCATTACCAGAGGGGGATCAGATCGCGTTGATATTCTTTGTCTTGAAAGCGTTGCCAGCGTTTATAGGCCGTTTCCAGCTTCATGTCTTCCTCTGAGATGTCGTATTTCTCAAAGAAACACCGAATGGCCTCAGCTGCTGCCATCCCTGCCTCGGTCGCTCCTTGTATATAGGTCATCATCTTGATGTCAAACTCAAATTCCATCAGCCGGGCGCAGGTGTACAGCTTGCCGGGTGATGCATAGCGGGAGACTACGGTGATGCGAACCTGATTGCTCGCAGTGTTCGCCAGATACCTTCGCCATTGATGGATATTTCCCTGGCATTTCGCATAGACCCAGCGATCGATCACAATGTGCCGGCTGTAGCCATGGTCTCGCTTGAGCATCTTCAGTGCAGGTCTGGAAACAGGTATTTCGTACGCTTTCATCTTCTTTGGTGAATATCACCAATTGTCACAGATAGGTTTAGGACATATTTACCCCACATATTTTTACAGATTGTACTTCTGGATGAAGTGTTCCCGCACTTTCTTATCTACAGAGAAGTAGCCTTTCAAGGCGTCAATGTAGTCGGATTCATCACAGGGCTTGGCCAGAAGACCGCAGACCTCCAAGCCCTTTTCAAAGCTCTCAAGCTTGTCCATGCCCCTGGAATGCACAAAGCTGCCATCCTCAAAGCCTGCCACGTGCACCCAGTAGAGCGAGGCTCCGCTACCTTGCTCCTGCAATTTGTAATACTTCCGCTTACCCTCATCGACAAAGTATCGCTCCATAAATTGTATTTTTCTAAGTCGGTTCTTTTGACTGGTGATTTTCACCAATTTAGGCATTTTTTGCCAAACTTAGAAATCGCGTTACATTGTTGTGGCCTGTTTTTTTTAGGGTCTAATTTTCTGACTTTCAGTCAAATAGCGGTGTAACATTTTTGTTACATTTTCAAATCGATTTGTTACATTTTGTTGTGCAACAATGTTGCATGTAACAAACTGAAAGCCAAGATTTGTTGTCATTTGTTACATTTTGTTGTGACCAAAACCCCCTATACTGTCTCTATTCCTATATTTTTTAATATGACAACAGAATGTAACATTGTAACGCCTTTTTTCACGCACAATAATTTTACCCGATTTTGGGTAAAGTGTCTAAGTTTTTAGTTGTGTACTTTTCCAAGAAATAAAGCCCGAATTCGTAAGAGTTCGGGCTTATCAGGCTAGCGGCGCATCAGTCGCCGGGGGACAAAGTTGCCTTCATCCACCATCGAGTGCCAGCGTAGATCCCGGGCTAGTATAATATGATCATACAGCTCCAATCCCACGAGCTCAGCCGCTTTGCACAGCTGCAGCGTCGTGCGAATGTCCGTCCGGCTCGGACTGGGGTCTCCACTGGGATGATTGTGCGCCAGGATAAAGGAATCCGCCCGGACCAGTAGCCCACAGCTTAGCAGTAGGGCAGTGTCCAGGTTTGCAGTGCTAAGTTTGCCGGAACTAATCAGTCTATAGCCAATTACCTCACCCTTGACTCCTAGATAGAGTGCGGCGATCTGCTCCTGGATATCCAATAGATCAGGATCCCAACAGGAGTGCAGACAGCTCGCCGCATCCTCAGAATCTCGGATAATCAATGGGGGTTCATGGCGTCTGTACGACACCTGGAGCTCGGCCACCTGCCAGGCAGCCTTCTTGTCTAATTGGGGCATAGATGAAAAGTGTTAGGTGTAAAACAATAAAGCCGACTTCCTGCCGGCTTTTCTTTATTCGTACATCCCCAATCTTTTGTTATTCAAATGACAGAAACTGCCGTTAACAGTCACCTAGCACCATTCCCTTCGGGACACAGCACCAGGCTTGATGTTAACCGGCCATTTCTCATTTAAAGAGATCCTTCAATACATCCGGGATATTTCCAAACGGTCCTAAATCTGGCAAGACTGCTTCCGTCTTATGGATCTTGATTTTAGACCGTAACTTCAGCTCAGCTTCTTCCCGGCTGTCTGCCTGGATGGTAGTCACCATCTTCTTTCCAAATAGTTCGAAATAGAGTTTGTAGTTCATAGCCCGAGCTTCAACTGATGCTTTCCCTTCCAGTTTCTTCCATACTTTCGATTTTCGGCATGCTGCTCCTTATCATGATGTAGATGGCACCGCTGGCACAGTGCTGCCAGATTTTCGAATCGATTATTGTCCTTGTTTCGGTCGATATGTGCGACCGTCAGGACCACCTTCGAACCAGTCACTGGATGTGGGGCGTAGTTCTCAGCTCCACACCACTCACATTGGTTTTTAGCTCTTTGAAACCGGATCAGCCTGCTGATCAAGCTCCACTTGGGATGGTATTCTGTGTAGTCGATAGGCATGATTGTACGTATTTAATTGCTTCATCTTTTGTATCAAATTGTAAAGGCTTATCGCCGTCAGCAATTCCAAACCATTTTCCGTTTTCCTTTTTCATAATCCAGAATCCGATTAAGATTCCAGTTTTTTTATGATGGATTTTGATAATCCTATAATTTTTGAATCGTACCATTGTGCTCATACCAAATAATTCCTTTTATCATCACACACCGCTACAATACTGTAGTTTGGCACCTGCCATTTTTCAGCAAATTTCTTTGCCTCCGAATAAGTTTTGAACTTATCAGCCCGTCCATCAGTGTCTATCTCAACTTTTGGATTCTCCTTATCGATGTCTCTTAAGATTAGATATTTCATAGGTTTATAGTGTGATTCAATCAAATTCAATTTCCCTATCAGCAATTCGATCCCAGACATTTGTCCAATCATGAGTACTTTGCTTACAGCATTTAATTGCCTCTTCAGGAGTGTCAAAGCTTCCAATTACATCGCTTAATCCTCCAGAAGGATAATATCTAGAGCATCCAAATGCCATATATCTTTTAAAGTTCCCGTCTCCTTCAGGGGAGGAGTTGGGTTCGCTTATCAATAGATGTTTTACCCGCATCTCAAAGTCCCGCTGACACCATTCTTTTGCTTCTTCTACCGAATTGTGAAACATCTTCTGACTCAAAGGATAGAGCGTCTTGGTCTTGCCGGTTTCCCGATCCACCATGATCGCATAGAAATCATGAAACATAGGGATCCTAGCTCTCCACACTTTTCCAAATTGGCTATCTAGCTCTTCGAATATCAGTTGCTGGGCTTTCATGGCTTTTTGGATTTTAATTCAAAGTATTTTTTAATCTTTTCATCATCCTCGAAAGTCATTTCATATCTATACTTCCATTCCACTCCTCTGCTTGGATTATAAGGATCTACCGGAACTCCCAACTGATCTCCCCTTGTCATGTTGTTTTGCGCCATCAATTTATGGTCAATAATTTGAGATCGAGGTGGCCAAAGAGATTCAGGATTAGTTTCTTGATTAATCATTTGAGGATTAAAGACCTGTTTCAACCGGATTCCACCAACTTCTGTAGAGTCAATCTCCGCCAGTAGCGTTCCATCCTTTAGGAAGATGCTGGTTACCTTTCGCACCGGGTCACTCTCATGTACGCCCAATCCTCGATTGGACTCCACAATGATCACTTCTTCTAGTCTTGCTTTTGTCATGGCTATTCCCACAGATTCTTTTCACCATTCAGAAACTTATTCAGCTCCTCGATCTGCTTATCCACGATAGGGATTAGCCATGCATTATCGCAGGTACCCATTCGCATGCCGGCGATATGGATCTCAGCTGCCAAAGCATTATTAGCCAGCAGCACCTTCATAGCCTCACATTCAGTGAGTTCTTTCTTCGCCTGATCCTTGTCAAGCTCTCCTTGTGTCTTCCAATTTCCCATTTTTGATTTATTTATGTTGAATTAATTTCCCCAAAGCCGCCGCCGTCTCAGCTCCTGCCTCTCCTTTCATCTTCACCGTACCAGGTGAAATATTTTTCATATCGATTCGATAGGCCTCTTTGAGATTACTCAACCGCTTAAACCGATCCGAGAAACTCGGCTTCGTCCGCCACTCGAAATAATCAGGATACCCATGCACCGCTTTCTGAATCTGGATCTTGTCCATTGGTTCCTTATACTTCAGGTGATCAAATAGTTTCTGAATTAGCTCCGGTGCTTTACCATAATCTAATATGCTCAGCTCCTTCAGGTACAATGCTTTGTTTCGATTCTTTCTCATGGCTATCCTTTATTGAGTATTTGATCAAACTCTTTACTGGTGATTTCTATGACATCATCCACTAGAGGCTCGTGATTATCATCCATATATAATAGGATCACATCTCCTACTATTTCCATGAATGGGAAAGTGAACCTACTATTGTGTTTCTTGATTCCGACCAGTTGAAAGACTATATCAAATCGGCTACCTTTCAATCCATTCAGAAGAAACTCTTTCATCTCTCTTCCTTTTTTCGTCCTGGTGTTCGGAACATACACGTTGGAATGCTTCTTATCCTTTACCCAAATTTTAGGGTCTAGCTCTGCAGGATTTTTGAAACTGAATCCATGATATTCAGATGTTCTTGAGAAAGTTTGCTGCCCATGCCTTCCAAGGAAACCCTTGTATTCGTGGACAATTTTTTCTTGGACAAGCCTTTCATTTTCTGATTCGATTTCAATCTCTTTGGTTCGTTGTGCATGCAGATCCTGATACACTTTTGATTCTTTGTTTGTGATTTTGTAGTACATAATTCTTAATTATTCAATTCCTAATTCTTAACTCCCTAAAACCCCGGCTCACTCGGCGCATCCCCATCAAAGAGATCCTTCACCGATCCTGCCGGCATCGCCTTGGCCACCTCTTTCTTCACCTCATCAGGATTCACATTCCATCCAGCCTTGTATTCCAGATACTCCTCATCGCTCAGCCATTCCTCCGGCTTGAATAGATAGTGCCGCTGCACCTCCTCCCAGTATTTCACCGTCACGGTCTCGCCAAATATTTCCAGCTCTCTCGGGATCTTGCATCGTGCCGCACCCTGATACTTCAGCTTTCGCTTCTCTTCCAGGAAGTACTTCAGCTCCTTCTCGTCGATTTTGTATTTGGACACCTCAGGATTATTCAGCTGCCGCAGCATCGTCTTGCGATTGATGCGGAGCTCGTCCACCTTGTAGGTGAGGAAGATATCCTTCACCCAGTTCTCTACCACCGCATCCAGTCTCGCTTTCGTCACCTGGATGATCTTGCGCATCTGCTCGGTTTCGAAGTCCTTCGGCGAGAACCACAGCCGGTCTTCTTTCGGATGAAAGATCTTCCGGTTTTGGATGTAGTGCAGATAGTGCGGAATCTCCTCCATCAGCTTCTTCTCATAGTCGGGATCCTTATCCTTCTGATCGATCGGATCTACCTTCACCACAAACCACCGGGTATCCTCTTCCTCCATCTTCATCAGGGAGTCGGCATCATTGGAGCAGATGATCAGGTGGCCGTAGTAGGGGATCTCTTTCACATCGACGCCCTTCATCTCGAGAAACATCGTCTTCGAAGTCACCATCTTCTTCAGTCGCTCTCGCTCTGCTTTCTTCTCTACGTCCAGGAATCCCTCATCCAGTCCGATGATGAATTTTGAAGCATAGTGCCCGTTGAAGTTCATCTTGAATCGCTCATTGTCCAGGATCGTCCCGTTCCCATTGTACACCGTGCAGAGCCATTCCAGGAATGTAGTCTTTCCCGTTCCCTGCTCCTTGGATACCAGGCAGGGCACAAAGGTCTTTTGCTTTGGATGCTGATGCAGGATGGTCAGATAGTCTAGCGCCACGGAAAACTGATCTGCTTTCACATTATGCTCCTCATAGCATTTTTCCTGCTCATTCCAGGTGATCGATCCCTCTCCTCCGAAGATGTGCTTCAGAAACTTGATCGTCTGATCAAACCTGCCGGGCTTCGGATCCCACATCAGCGGTTCCATCAGATTGTAGCAGCCATGGAGTACCCGCTTATATTCTTTCAGATCAAAGCACGGCTCAATGAAGAAGGCATCATATCGCGGGATATCCTTATTGATCAGCTGATCGGCAATGTACTTCGGATAGTCACGCTTGATCTCCGCTACACTCCACCGCTGCACCCGTTCTTCCAGTAGGCCACGGTGATTGGGAGTCTTCACCTTCTTCAGCCAGTCGATTCCCACCCGCATAAAGAGATCCGCCTCCTCCGACTTCACATACTTCAGCTCATTGTCACCCCACTCATACTTGATCTTCTTGTAGATGAATGGCCTGGCTCCTATGAATTCCTTATACAGGGTGTAGAAGTTCTCCTTTCCATCGATCCCAAAGTACTTATCCACCTTTGCCATTTCCTCATCGATCAGCTGTATGCCGTCGAAGTAGGTCATTGCAAAGTCAAAGCGGCACAGATCCTCGATGATATCCGTGGTCTTGGCCGGTTGTGCCAGGATCAGATCATCCAGTCCCTTAGCCTTGTCCAACAGCTTGGTTTTCAGATGTAGGAAATAGACACGGCTCAGGGCGCAGTCCTGATTGTGAAGTAGCAACTTCACGGAGTTTCTGAAGTTCTTCACCGCATTGGCGAATGACTTCGGGCGCAGATACAGATCCTTGCCTTCTTTATAGTTGACCGTCAGCGTATCCGAGTCGGTCACCAGTGCCAACTGCTCCACCTGGCAGTCCAGAATGATCTGCTGCACCACCTCATTGATCTCCTGCTTATGGTTCAGATCTCCGCCATAGAATCCATGAATTCCCGGCAGTCCGACAAACTCCACCTCCTCCTTTCGCTCGGTCTGCTCCTTGGCCATCCAGCCTTTAAATGCCTTGAACTCCCCCTCGATCAGAAAGAGCGTCTTGATCTTCTTGCCTTCCACCCAAGCCTTGATCACTCCGGGAGTCAGAAAGGGAAAGACCGGCGAACCTTTCTCCTGAATGTATTTGGCCGTCTGCACCTGTCCGTCCTTCTCATATTGTTTCGGCTTCTGCAGTCGGATCCGCTTATAGTTACTTGGCCACTTATTGCCCTCCTTGCGCCAGGTCATATGATGGCCGTTCGGTAGGAAATAGTTGATCTGAATTCCCTCCGGATGCGGCTCAAAGAAGATACTTTCCTTCCGGTCTTTCGTGGCCTTCACGCCACCTTCCACTCCCTCATAGATAGGAGTGGAGAGACGGTTTACTTCCTCGGTGATCGATAGGCTCCGCAGGCGTTCTTCAAAGTACAGCTTGACCTCCGGAGATAGGGTTGGTTGGTTACTCATCGAAAAGTGCTTGGTGGTTTAGATTAAAGTTTCTGTAGATCGGCAAGGTCCTGTTCACGCCTTTGAGCGAAAGCTTTGAGAAGGGCCTTTGATTCCTCATTCAAGCTCCGGTTATACTGAAGCTTGTTTTCCACCTGCTGCAGGTCAAACCTGATCAAGAACTCTTCGAGCTGCTTCCTTTCGGAGCTGATTGAGGTATCTTGCAAAGATTGCTTCGAGGTATTGTTGACAGTTTCTAACTTCATTTTTTGATTTTTCTAGTGATTGGATTCGGTTTCCTATTTTGGAGTGAGGATGCTTCACCCGAAGCTCAAGGCTCTTGACAGCTATCTCCATTTTGTCGATTGCATGTTGCAGATCCTCAGATTTTACCCGCTGTTCAAAGTCCCATTCATACCCCATCATCAGCCTCCTTTCTGCTGTCGCGCACTTCGATCATCAGTTGCAGCTCGCGGATTTTAAGGTCCAGGATAGAAGAGCACAGATTGAAATTGTTGCAGATCAGCTCCTGCGTCTCACGGATCTTTTGGCATAGCTCCGGAGTAGATAGCTGCGTAATGTTCTCACGGACCGTCGCTTCCTTACTCATCATGCACCTCCTTTCCGACAAGTAGCTTCACGTAAGCCGACTTATTCACGCGGATCTCATAGGTCCGATCCTCGATTCTGGCCAGCTCAAAGTGAAAGAGCATCAGCTCATGCCCGCGAAACTGACTCGTGATCGAGTCCACCAGTCGCTGACAGATAAAGCGATGAGTCAGCCTGGGAATATTGCGAAACCACACCCGGGCATCGCCTACGGCAAAGTCCAGATGCCGTTGATACAGTTCTTGTTCTTTCATAGCAAAGTAGATCTTTAATTGATTGTCATCCCGTCACTGCGAGAGGCGTAGCCCGAAGCAGTCTCACCAGTAAGAAGATTGCCGCGGTAGTCGTTCCTCCTCCCTCGCAATGACGATCCCAGCGAAGGATCCTTCTTCGGATCAGGATACCGATCCCCTTCCTGGTAGCTGTGACCCGGAATGTAGAACCAGTTCACGCCCTGATCCGCGTATTTCTTATTCACCACTTTGAAGGTGACCAATACGCGCTCACCATCCACCTGAATCACCGTGCCGGTTGACTCAGTAGCAATCGGCTGAGCCGACGAGCATCCAAAGAATAGCCAGGAAAGCAAGAGCATCGGAATGATCAGTTTGATCATCCAGCGAAAGGCCCACCAAGCATATTCATGCCTTCGGGTAAAGGACCGCTCATAATAATCCCGCTCATCCTGCTCATGATCGTGATAGTGCTCATTCATGGCCAGCCTCCTTTCCGCCCCGGTGAGTGTCTTCACTCACCGGAATCTGTTTACCGTCACTGCGATCCCGAGAATCGGGAGCGGCAGTCTCATAGGATTGCTTCTCTCTATCTGCATGGATCTTCATTACCTCATGATAGTTCCACTCAATGCAATCCAAGCGATGATATCCATTATTAGCAATCACCCGAAACTTCACCACCCATACCCATGGATTGGCATTCCAGGACTCCTCCCCGTTAATCGAGGCCCAGAGTGATTGGAAAGAGTTAAATGGTGAGGAGTAACAGTTTCGATTATTCAAATAATCTAAATAGTGTGAGGTCAATCCAACTGGAATTCCATTGGTTGTACCTATGCCCTCTGCAATCGCATCCTCCTCACTGATATCCTGCAGTCGCTCCACTCGTACCTCCTCGACCATCAGCCAGATCCGCGCCGCATCCTTGGGCATATGGATTGAGGGTTTCCATTTGTAGTTTCTTCCAGATTTTATATAGTCCTTTCTCAGATCTTCAGTATTTGGATCTCCATTTGATTTGTAGGCATATTGAGAAGTGATTACATGATCTCGATCGAGTTTCAGCCAAGTCTCTCTCACCCAAAGCAGATCGCCGGGCTTGCCGTAGGGGCATAAATCAAGTATTCCAGTAAATGGCAGGTTTAACGATTCAAGAGTAAGATTAACTCCTGCTTCAAATCTTGTCTTCCTTTCATAACTGAAGTTAAATCGACCTTCATTTTTGGAGGGACGCAGCTCTACGTTCTTGATATTCCTCCTCGTCTGCGTCTTTCTTCCGTCCAGGATAGCCTTCACCATATCCGTCTGAAATAGGATCGGTCGCTCAGTGATCCGTCCACCGGATGGCAGGTGGAATTGATTTGGTTTTAGCTTACCCATTACCCACCTCCTTTTCCGAATACCAATTAATTACCTGAACTCTTTCAGCGTCCATATTTTCCCACCTTCTTCTTCGGAAAGAATAAGAAACTATATTCCAGTGTGGAATCTCGATTTCTTCAGAAGTTATTTTGGCAGGATAACTGTCTGAATATCCAAATCTTTTTAAAACATTTGAGCTACTTTCAGGCGGTAAATCAGAGGCTATATATTCAAATAGAGACAGCTTACCCATTACCCACCTCCTTGATTTCATAGACCAGAATCGGATCCTTATCAGAGCCGGAGAACTGTCTCCAGATTTGACCCACTCCATTTTCGATTTTGAATCGGTAAGCATTCCTAAAGCTGAAGGCATTTGTATCGGAAATACCCACTGCCCACTCTTCCCATTCCGCAGCGAAAGTCAAGAGCATGCTGATCTCATACCAGTCTATCAGTTCCTTCACCTTCGCATCTACCATCAGGTCATACCTTCCTCTACTTGGTGAATTCAGTTTCGTGTACGATAGCTTAGCCATTGGACACCTCCTTTTCTTCTACAATGGATAAAGTAGGGACATTGATACGGAAAGATCCATCCTCCATCGGAGTGAGTTTAAAGCTTGCGGTTTGACTTTTCCTGATCTTAAAGTATGTTCTTAAGAATCGACAAAGAGCAGTCTTAGTGATCCTCATTCCTCCATCCTTATATTTCTTCACCTCCCAGGTAACATTGCTAGAGGGTGTTTTTTTGATGTAAAGCCACCCTTCATCATCCTGAGTGATTAGAAGATGATTCTGATGATCGTCCGCGTTTAATTTCATTGCCAGCTGGGCTCCTTTATTGATGTAGAGCATATTGGCTATTCCAAGTCCAAGACGGGGTTCACCCTCCCATTTTGATTCGATCAGATTTTTCCTAAATTCCCGAAGAGATGCCGGTGAGATTACATTACCCATTACTCACCTCCTTTTCCTTTGGAGTTTGCTCCGTGGTGATCTGTAGGATATGATACTCATCTTCTAGATGAAATAATTCTCGATCGCTGGTATTGTCCGTGGAACTGACGACCAAGTATCTACCAAGAATCCGAAAGAGAGTCGTAAGAGTCTGAGCTAGCGTAGTCTTCCCAGATCCTTGAGGTCCTTCAATTTTGATTTGAATTACTGGCTTATCCATTGGACACCTCCTTTTCTTCCAGTGTTCTTTGAATTCTGGCGGCTTTTGCCAGTTCCTGAACCTTTTTCACATCCATGCTGCACTTAAACCCGATTGATTCCAGTGCATGATTGGAGAATTCAACAGCTAGCGTATCATACCCATTATTGTAGTACTTTGGATTTGCCTCTACTGCTGCTCGATTATATACACCTGCCGCCCAGGGAATCGTAGTGTATCCCGCGTCATCAGGTCGCCAGAAGCAGGGCTTTGATCCTTCGCTATGCTTCAGGGATAGAATAAGAAATTGATCCTTAGCCACGATTCACCTCCTTTCCAGTAATCTCCACCTCAGCCAGTCCCCACTTCTTCAGCAGTCTTTTATTCCGCTTGTTCTTTCGCTTGGGGCTGTTCTGTCGCTGGATCTTATTGATCTTGTACTTCGGCTTTCCCAAGCCTAATAGTTCGGCTGTGTACTCGCTCTGATGCAGTTCGACTTGGATGCTAGGCTCCGCAGTCTCCATCGATTCATTGTTGATCATGCTGATCATCCCGATCAGCAGGATTAAGAGTAATTTTTTCATATTGGTATTGATTAAAGTTCCTTGGGATAGATCGCCCGGCCAGCTGGCACAGGCAGGTCACGAAGAGTATCCTCGTGCCGTACACATTTATAGTTGCACTTGGTTACAAAGTGCCAGTAGCCTTGCAGTACTTCTTCCAGGCTAAGCCCGACCTTGTTGTACTTCTCGCCCACATAGACCACATCCAGCGTGTAGCAGCCTGAGCTCTTCACGATAGGAGGGAGTTGATGCGGCGGAGTATTTAGGATTTTGCTGATAAGGATGTCTCTTGCTTCCATAGCTGATGGGGGATGACGGTTAGTTTGATATATTCTCCGGTTTGTTGATTGTAGACCAGGATCACCTGATCGCCATACGTGATGATCACTACCGGCTCTTTTTTCACATGCCGGTCACCTGAGTGCTTTTGAAATTCCTCCCGCCAGTGATCCAGCTGCAGAGCCAGCTCATTGGCAGTTTCGAAGGGACAGTCTTCCGATGCCATGATTTCATCCAGTGCCTCGATCCAGCCCTGCAGGTGCAGGATCGTCAGCGAGTGCAGTTCACTGCTTCGGTTTAGATAGACTTTCATAGGCTGTCATATTTTCGGCGTGCTCCTCGCTTTATACTGACCTCCTTCTTGGCCTGCTGCCTTCTCGGCTTCATCAGGTCATAGTTTTCTACAGCCAGTAGAATGATCGAGAGTACTAGAGAAAGGATCCCAAGGATCACCCGCTTCGTGCCCGTGGCGACCGATTCAGGTCTTACCCCTAGGAGTTGGTGACTGGGATGAATGAGTAGTGTATCCAT